ATATTGGCCGGGCGCTTCTTCGAATACATGTCCGCGACCTTGATATTGAAGAAATCGGCGACCGTTTTCTGGATGTTTTCGACCGAAATCTGGCGGTTCTGAACCGATAGCAAGTCCTTCAGCGCATCCTTGACAACCTCGATCGTGATGTCCTTGCCGTGGAAGCGCGAGTACGCCAGGATCTTGCGCAGCGCGCCTTCCAGTTCGCGCACGTTGGAGCGCAAGTGTTTGGCGACGAAAAATGCGACGTCGTCGGAGAAGCTGGCGCCTTCCTGATGGGCTTTCTTGAGCAGGATCGCGACCCGCATTTCCAGCTCCGGCGGCTCAACTGCGACCGTCAAGCCCGAGTCGAAACGGGAAATCAGGCGGTCATCCATGCCGCTGATTTCCTTCGGATAGGTGTCGCTGGTGATGATGATTTGTTTCTTGGCGGCGATCAGCGCTTCGAACGCGTAGAAGAATTCCTCTTGCGTGCGGCTCTTGCCGCCGAAGAACTGGATATCATCGATCAGCAGCAAATCGAGCGAGTGATAATACCGCTTGAAGTCGTCGAAACCCTTGCGTTGGTAAGCAGTCACTACGTCGCGAACGTATTGCTCGGCGTGGATGTAGCGAATCTTGACGTTGGGGTTTTCGGCCAGCACCTGGTTGCCGATGGCGTGGATCAAATGCGTCTTGCCGAGTCCGACGCCGCCGTACAGGAACAGCGGGTTATACGAAATGCCGGGATTGTTGGCGACCTGGATCGCCGCCGCACGCGCCAGCTGGTTGGCCTTGCCGGTGACGAAACTATCGAAAGTCAGCGCGGTGTTGATGCGGCTTTGATCGCGCCGCGGCGCAGCTTCTGCCGGCACCTCAAGTACGCGGTCGGGTACATCGCCGGGGCCGGATTCGGTGTGATTGTTGTTGGCCGGCGCCGGATTGGGCTTCCTGGCCGACGCGGTGCGCGGGTCGAGCACGAACTGGACGTCGATCGTTTCTTCCCAGTATTGCGCGGCGAGCGCAGTGATGCGGCTGGCAAACTGGGTCTTGACCCAATCCAGCTTGAAGCGGTTCGGCGCGGCAATCCGCAGTTTGCCGTCCTCGTAATCGAGCGGCACGAGCGGTTTAATCCAGGCACTGAATTGTTGCGGCGTAAGCTCCTGCTCCAACTGCGCGGAGCAGGTCTGCCAAAAATTTTCCATGAATCTTCTTAGTGAAAAGGTGCGGAGGCGGTTTTCTTATTGCCCGTGGGCGAACCGTTTTTGTGCGCCAGGACTCATCACACGACCCCGCTATTCTACTCTTGCCGGGCCAAGTTATCCACAGGCTACGGCGTTATTTCGCACCGAATTGCCGCCTTGCCACGTTCGTGAAACCACGCTAAGTGATTGACAATCAAGCAGAAAATGCTGTCTAATTCAGGGTTCAGTCCCCCGTTATGTTGGTATTTGTGCTGTGCCCGGCTTAATGCATCGGCATCAGCATGCGCCAACCGCCCAAAAGCACACCGCATCAACCCTGCCGTAAGGTGATGGGCAGGTGATGACATGAGCGGCATGACAATTCGATTTATTTTTTGCTGATTAGCGAGCCCACAATGAAACGTACTTACCAACCCTCAGTCGTACGCCGCAAGCGCACCCACGGCTTCCGCGTCCGCATGGCAACCCGCGGTGGCCGCGCTGTGCTTAACGCACGCCGCGCCAAAGGCCGCAAGCGCCTGGCTGCTTAAGCCAGACGCACAGCCTTGCTGCTGGCGTGACCGGCAATCGTTCGTTGGATTTTGCACGTGATCGTCGCATCGTTAAAACGGATGAATTTTCATCCGTTTTTCGTTTGCGCCCGGTGCAGCGCAGCGCGCATTTTGTTCTCTATACCCGGATCAACCAACTGGCGCATGCCCGCCTGGGCGTTGTCGCAGCCAAACGTCTTGCGCCGCGCGCGGTCACGCGTAACACGATCAAGCGCGTCACACGCGAGCTGTTTCGCCAAATCGCATTGCCGTCGATCGATTGCATCGTGCGCTTGTCGAAACCGGTCAACACCAAGGCCGGCCCCGCGACGACCGCCAACCTGAAAGCCGAACTTCGGGCAGAATTGACGCGATTATTCTTGTCGCAACGAGTGCCGGAGGTGAAACCATGAAAACGCTGCTGTTGGTCCTATTGCGTGCGTATAAATTTGCCATCAGCCCGATGCTGGGCCAGAACTGCCGTTTTTATCCGAGCTGTTCCGACTACGCGCTGGACGCGGTCAGCGCGCACGGTGCCGCCAAGGGCAGTTGGCTGGCTGCCAGACGCCTGGCGAAATGCCATCCATGGCATCCGGGCGGGTTCGATCCGGTGCCGCAAAAATCGTCCGACCATTCCTCTACAACCGCTTGCGGTTGCGGCCATCCCTGAATACCTGATCACTTATTAAATACTATGGATATCCAACGTACCGTCCTGTGGGTTGTGTTTTCGTTGTCGCTGCTATTCCTGTGGGATAAGTGGATGGTCAACACCGGCAAGCCGTCGATGTTCTTCCCGACCGCGACCCAGCAGGCCAAGCCCGTGACCGGCGCGGCCGGCAGCGCGGCCGGCTCGGCTGTCGCTGACGTGCCGCAAGCCAGCGCGACTTCCGCCGGCGTCGCCACGCCGACGGCCGCCGCAGTCCCGGCCGCAGCTGCCGCGGCGCCAACCCACGGCGAAACCATCACGATCACGACCGACCTCGTGAAAGCCGACATCGATACCGCGGGCGGGGTGTTGAAGCGGCTGGAGCTGCTGCAGCAAAAAGAGGGCAAGGAGAACATCAAGCACGAATGGTATGACCCGTTCCTGGAACTGGTGGGGCGCAAGCAGAAGGTCATCGTCGACAGAAATGTCGTGCTGTTCGACTCGAACGCCGCGAGCACTTACCTGGCCGAGTCCGGCTTGATCGGCGGCCCGTTTCCAAATCATAAATCGCTGTTCATCGCGAAGCCGGGCCCGCGCGTGCTGGACGGCGCCAACGAAATCAGCCTGGTGCTGGAAGCGGAAGAGAACGGCGTCAAGCTGATCAAGACTTACACGTTCAGGCGCGGCGATTACACGATCGGCCTGAAGAACGAGGTCGTGAATGGCAGCGCGGCACCGATCGCGCCGACGTTGTACGTGCAACTGGTGCGCGACGGCAATATGCCCGAAGGCACGACGAAATTTTCGCGCACATTTACCGGCCCCGCGGTGTATACGGACGCCGACAAGTTCCAGAAGCTGACGTTCGATAACATCGCCAAGGGCAAGGCCGAACATGCCAACAAGGCCGACAACGGCTGGGTCGCGATGGTGCAGCACTATTTTGTTTCCGCTCTGGTGCCGCCGGAAAAAGCGCCGCGGGAAATCTTCACCGACAAGATCGCCGCCAATCTCTATGCGGTCGGCACCAAGCTTCCGCTCGGCGCCATTGCGCCCGGCGCGACCAGGACCATGGACGTGAAGCTGTACTCCGGCCCGCAGGAATCGGCGCTGCTCGACAAGGTCGATCCGAGCCTGGAACTGGTGAAGGATTACGGCATGTTCACGATCATCGCCAAACCGATCTTCTGGCTGCTGGAGCAGATCCACAAGGTACTCGGCAACTGGGGCTGGACCATCATCGTCTTCACGATCCTGATGAAGCTGGCGTTCTTCCCATTGTCGGCGGCCAGCTATCGCAGCATGGGCAAGATGAAGCAAGTGACGCCGAAGATGACCGCGATTCGCGAGCGCTACAAGGCCGATCCGCAAAAGATGAACCAGGCGATGATGGAGTTGTACAAGACCGAAAAAATCAATCCGCTCGGCGGCTGCCTGCCGATCCTGATCCAGATGCCGGTGTTCATCGCGCTGTACTGGGTGCTGCTGGCCGTGGTCGAAATGCGCAACGCGCCGTGGCTGGGATGGATCCAGGATCTGGCCTCGCCCGATCCGTATTTCATCCTGCCGGTGCTAATGGCCGTGTCGATGTTCATCCAGACCAAGCTGAACCCGAAACCGCCCGATCCGATGCAAGCCAAGGTAATGATGTTCATGCCGCTGATTTTTTCGGCCATGTTCTTCTTCTTCCCATCCGGATTGGTGCTGTACTACGTCGTCAACAACGTGTTGTCGATTACACAGCAGTGGGTCATCACGAAGAAACTGGAAGCCGGCAAGCCCGCGTAGGTCGCGCAACTGCGCCGTTGTATTTCGCGCAAAAAGAGCCCGTGTGCAGTCTTCACGGGCTTTTTTGTCACTTGCTTTCCGGCCACAAACGCTAGAATTACAGCATGACTTTTGATTCCCTTCCCATCGCCGCGATTGCCACCGCGCCCGGACGCGGCGGCATCGGCGTGGTGCGCATTTCCGGCAAGAACCTCGACGCGGTGATTGCGGCGGTGTGCGGACTGGCGCCCGGCGCACAACTGGTGCCGCGCCACGCGACCTACACCACCTTCCTCGACCGCGAGCGCGGCATGATCGACCAGGGCCTCGCGCTCCATTTCAAGGCGCCGCACTCGTACACCGGCGAAGACGTGCTCGAGCTGCAGGGCCACGGCGGACCGGTGGTACTGCAGATGCTGCTGGCGCGCTGTCTGGAAGCCGGCCAGGAGATCGGCTTGCGGCTGGCGCAGCCCGGTGAATTCACGCATCGGGCATTCCTGAATGACAAGCTCGACCTGACGCAGGCGGAAGCCGTGGCCGACTTGATCGAAGCATCGACCGAAGCGGCCGCCAAATCGGCGTCGCAATCGTTGTCCGGCGTGTTTTCCAAGGCGATTCACGATCTGGTGGCGCAAGTGATTCACCTGCGGATGCTGGTGGAAGCGACGCTTGATTTTCCCGAAGAAGAAATCGATTTTCTGGAAAAATCCGATGCACGCGGACAGCTGGTTCGGATCCGCGCGGTGTTGACGCAGATTTTCAATCAGGCGGCACAAGGTGCGATGCTGCGCGACGGCTTGAACATCGTCCTGGCCGGCCAACCGAACGTCGGCAAATCGTCATTGCTGAACGTGCTGGCCGGCTCGGAAGTCGCGATCGTGACGCCGATTGCCGGCACCACGCGCGACAAAGTGACCGAGACGATCCAGATCGAAGGCGTACCGGTCAACATCATCGACACCGCCGGCATCCGTGACGTAGCCGACGCCGGCGATGAAGTCGAGCGCATCGGCATCGAGCGCACCTGGGCTGCTGTCGCGCACGCTGATGTGATCTTGCATATCCTCGATGCCAGCATGGGACCGACCCGCGCCGATGAACAATTCATCGACCGCTTTCCGACCAACGTGCCGGTGATGCGAGTCTGGAACAAGATCGATTTGTCCGGCCACAAACCCGGCGTCGATCGCATGGAAGACGCGACCCACGTCTATTTGTCGGCCACCGACCGCGTCGGCATCGACTTGCTGCGCAATGAATTGCTGCGGCTGGCGGGCTGGCAGCAAACCGGCGAATCGCTATACCTGGCACGCGAACGGCACTTGATCGCGCTCAAAGCGGCACGCAATCATCTCGATGCGGCGGAACAGCTCGCTGCGCAAAGCGACCAGGCGCTCGACCTGTTCGCGGAAGAGTTGCGGCTGACGCAAGAACGTCTCGGCAGCATCACCGGCGAGTTCTCATCGGACGATTTGCTTGGTGTCATTTTCAGCCGGTTCTGTATCGGAAAATAAATGGTCGCCAAACGACGACCAACTTTGCCAACAAATCCGGTTTATGGCCATATAAATCAAGCTTTTAAAGGCCATCGTTGCCAAACAATAGCAATTGACAGCCAGCATTTTTAAGTACACACTTCAGTACACAAATCGATGTGTACTCATGGATGTGTACTTAAATGCCTAAAGCAGCGATTCCCCTCAATGACACGCGCATCAAAGCGCTGAAGGCCAAAACCAAGCGATACATGGTGGCCGACGGCGGCGGCCTGGTCCTTGAAGTCATGACGTCGGGTACCAAGATCTGGCGCTATCGCTTCTCGTTGCACGGCAAGCAGCAGCCGCTTGTGACGATCGGCAATTACCCGGCCATCGGGCTGCAAGACGCCAGGGAGCGCGCGCGGCGCTACGCCGAGATCGTGGCGAGCGGGGTCTCCCCGGTGGCGGACGCCAAAAAGGACCGCGGCGCATTGAAAACGCTCGACTCGGTCCGGGCATTCGCCGATTACTGGCATCAATCCGAAATCGCCAACAAATCCGAGTCGTACAGCAAGATCACTCGGCGCGTGCTGGACAAAGACATATATCCGTCCATCGGCAATAAGGCGCTGGCTGACGTGAACGCCGGCGATGTATTGGCGATATGCGACCGCATCAAGGGCCGCGGCGCCCCGCAAGCCGCGCTGGTTGCCCGCAACGTGGTCAAGCGCATGTACGAGTTCGCCATCTCGCGCCAGGCGGTGACTACCAACCCGGCGCAGCAACTGGTCGCCCGATTCATTGCGACTCCCCAAAGCCGCACCCGGGTATTGACGCCGGACGAGATCGGCAAGGTATTGCGCGCGGTGTACGCGTCCGACATGGGCCGCAATTACAAATTGGCGCTGCACCTGTTGACCATCACCATGGTGCGCAAGTCGGAATTGATCGAGGCCGAGTGGTCGGAGTTCGATTTTGATGCCGCGGTCTGGCGCATTCCCGCGGAGCGCATGAAAAAGGACAAGGAGCACTGGATACATTTATCGGCGCAGGCCCGCGCCATGTTTGCCGAGCTCCGGACCCTCTCGCACAGCGAGCGCTACGTGTTTCCGATGGGTCGCAGCCACGGAGACAGGCCGATCGCCAAATCAACACTCAACCAGGCCGTACGGGCAATGAATGCAGACATACAGCACTTCGTATTGCATGACTTCCGGCGCACCGCCTCGACGCACCTGCATGAAATGGGGCAATCCTCCGACGCGATCGAGAAGGCGCTGGCGCATTCGATCAAGGGGATCAAAGGCGTCTACAACCGCGCCGAATATGCCGACGAGCGGCGCAAGATCCTGCAGCTGTGGGCGGATTTTGTGGACGCGCAGATCAATGAGGGCCGCAAGGTCGTGATCGGAAATTTCGGCCAAGCGGCTTGATGAATCAATAACTATTGACAGGAATAAACATGGGTAACGACCAGGTGGCAACGCAGCATCATCAGACCTTTGACGGTATCAGGCAACTGACTGAGGACGGATCTGAGTTTTGGTTTGCACGCGACCTCGCGCCGTTGTTGGAATATCAGGACTGGCGCAATTTCCTGCAGGTTATTGAAAAAGCGAAGACAGCGTGCCAATCCTCTGGATATGCCATCGCCGACCATTTCGGTGAGGTCACCAAAATGGTCGACCTCGGGTCTGGCGCGAAGCGAGGTATCACAGACTATGAGTTGTCCCGCTACGCCTGCTACCTGATCGTGCAGAACGGTGATCCGTCCAAACCAGTGATCGCCAATGGGCAAACTTACTTCGCCCTACAAACCCGCCGGCAAGAACTTGGCGACGAGAAGGTCTTTGCCCAGCTAACGGAAGACGAGCGGCGCCTGATGCTACGCGGCGAGCTGGTCGAGCACAACAAGGCCCTGTCAGCCGCCGCCAAGAATGCCGGCGTCGTGACGGCGCTGGATTATGCAGTCTTCCAGGATCACGGCTACAAGGGACTGTATGGCGGCCTCGGGGCGAAGGATCTCCACGCACGCCGTGGGTTGAAGAAGAGTGAGAAAATTCTCGACCGCATGGGTAGCACTGAACTAGCCGCCAACCTGTTCCGCGCTACGCAGACCGAAGAAAAACTGAAACGTGATGCGGTTCGCGGAAAATATCAAGCCAACCAGACACACCACGAGGTAGGGGCAAAAGTTCGCCAAACAATCAAGGAACTGGGCGGCACGATGCCGGAAGCATTACCGACACCAGAAAAAAGTATCAAGCAAATCGAACGCGAAAAGAAAAAAATAGGGAATGAATAAGCGCTTGGCGATTGAATGCTGGAAGTGCAGACGTATGCATTCGACGTATGCATTCGAAAGAACATTGCAATGACTAACCGAAAATTGTGGTACCTTTTGTTTGCGATGAAAAAATACATCGTCGAGTTTAGTAGCTCGAAGACACACAGCGGACATCCGCGCAATGCGGTTTTTTTTCGTCCGTTCACATCTGATCCTCCTTCAATGGCGGGCTGGGTGGGGAGCCTTCGGGCTGCCGGTGGCTGTGTGTGCCGGTCTACTAACCCCATCCAGTTCCGCCACCCTTATTTGGCAATAAGGGGCGGATTAACCGCACGCAAAGGAGGCTCATATGCCTAGCGCCATCACACATTTAAAATTTCGCAAGAAGCCCGCAAAAACACTTACGCAGCGCGAACGCCTACTGATCGACAATCTGCGTTGCGCTTGCACGGGCCCTCACTATGGTGACTTGGACAAGATTGACGTGCTGCTCTCAATTGTCAAAGGTTGGCTCTCAATGCGTCCGACTGCAGAAATTTTGCCGTTCGAAGATCCGAATCATGGATTGTTTTTGCTTGGTTCGAAAGGGAGAGAACATGTCTAATCCCCAAACCTCCAAAAAATTCTTCCTTTCAAAACTCAGCGTTGCAGAGGCGGCCGCAAAGCCGCATTTCGAGTTGACGGCCCAGGAGTGCGCGTTGATCGCTGCGTATCGCCAACTCAATGATGAAGCGCAGCTGATCATCGAAGCCACGATGAAATCGTATACCAAGATCAAGGAATTGATGCGTCATAAGGTGCCGGCCTTAAGCCTGGTCAAGGAGGTATCAAAATGAGCGCACTCGAAAAATCTCCTATCACGGTTGAGCTAGTGGAATCGATTGGCGCCGATACTGCCGGCGAATAGATCAACCGGTACGATCATGCGTCTGGAACCATCGAAGAGTGGCGCGTGAAAACTATGCCGGCTTCGTTCGTGATATTGAACATCAAGATGATTTCCAGCTTTGCTTGAATGTCTGGGAACGCGGGTTTAATGAAACACCGAGTACGATCGAGTCAGGCGCAAAGAAAGTGCAGATGCCTGCACTGATGAATGGGCAAAGGCACTTGTGAAAATAAGAGGTTGGCAACGCCGGCGCTTCCAGATGCAAGAGGCGGCAAACGATCCGTACTATTGAATTGAAGTTGATGACCGGCCCGGCGGCACCGGGAAATCGGAAGGCAAGCGAGATCGCGACTCGCAAGCCTCCCTAACCACATCACTACTACGAAGGAGTAGCAACATGGCTGAGCACAATTCTACACAACAGGATCTGTCCCGCTTCAAATTGCGGTCCTGCGGATGGCGAAAAATCGACATCAATACGGATCAGGCAATCAATCTCTTGGAGCAAGCCTACCAGTCGGCGAAAGGGATCGAGGGCATCGTTTCCACTTTGCGCCAAGGAATAAGCGACGGTGATATGAATGAAGGAACACTGAATTCCTACCAAATTGATCAGCTTCTTTCCGCTATCGGTCAGCTTTCCAGCAACCTTCAGAACGGGGTTTGCGGCTACGCAAGCAAACTTGAAGAAGAGATTGAAGCGTTGGATACCAATAATGGTGGGCAACAATGAAACAGCAAAAGAAAGCGGAATTGCTGGTGGCATTTCGCGACGTTCTAGATAGTGAGGACCGTGAATACATATTGGCCATTACACCCAGGTGGGCAAGCAATTGCGGCCGGAATATCGATAAGCGCGTTTGAACAATTTAAAGCGGCACCTAGGCTGATCCCCGAAAACCCGGCTTCCCTTACCGGCCTGGTGCTGCTCCAACACTCAAGGGCGTCGAAGGGACGTTGATGAATGCGAGCGCGAAGTATTTGATGTTGCATGACGCTGCGGCGAAAGCGGGATGTAGTGATGCCACCTTCATTCACTTTGGTGCCGAAGGCGATATACCAGTTTATGTGCTGGTCGATGACTGGCTTGTCGGACAATGGCCACCTGGCGAAAAAGGGAAAACCGATCCAGTAGCCGTAAGGAATATTAGCGAAGAGCTCGCCCGAATAGACCCTTCCGCATTGAGCCGAATAGCGGAAGACGCGGCAGCGATCATTTCTATTGTATGGGTTGCAAAAGCCATCGACGGCGACGGAAGGGATGAAGTAATACCCGTCTCTCCGATCAAACGCTTGAACTCCAAAAAAGGCACGCCTGCTGCATTTGCTCCGGTCGAAATTTGCGCCAATGAATGCAAATTCGTCGTTCTGGAAAAGGACATTGATGCACTGATTACCGAGCAAGCAGCACGGCAACACAACGGCAGTTCAAAATATTTTACGATTAAACAGGCTGCGCAAAAAATATCTACTTCGCTTCCAATAGCAGACGAGAAAAAAAGACGAGAAGCTGAAAAGCGGTACAGGAAGCTTCTGTCTGATGAATTATTGGATGGAAATTTGGTCGGAGTGGACCCGGAAAATTATTACCCAATAGACAAAAATAAACCAGGTTCTGTCCTGGGCTTGCAACGGGCGCTAATCCATTATGGGGACCTAAGTAACTGGGCCTCAGGTAAACGGCTGCAAATTAATTTCGAGGTGGCCGCGGCCCCGCTAGCGGATAAAACCGATCTGGTGAAAGAAACTAAGAAGGATAGAACCCCCACTGAATTCATCAATGTTTTCAGTACGCTTATCAAGGAAATAAAGGCCCGTGCTTTAACAAAGGGCAAGTCGTTCGATTGCAACAACATGCCTGGAATTAAGAAAGATTTGTGGGAGGTAGCGAAGAGTATAGATCCGGTTTTTCGTAATTTGGCGTTGCGCACTTTCAGTGATTATCAAAAGCAAAGTGGGCTTTGCAAGTTCAAGCGCGGCTCCCGGTCTGGAGATTTTTACGCAAAGCTGTTCGCGGATTGAACCAAATCAAACAACAAATAGACGAAGACACCACAACGCAAAGCCGCATGGATATTGACTTCGCCTATTTCTACGCCCATTACGCCAATTTTCATTAGATAAAATTTTCTCTATCGTTCAGCCATCGACTACCAACACACTTGGAGTGTGCAAGATGGCAAAGAAAGCATACCAAGCACCGCAACCGCCGACAGTCCTACCGAAAGACGGCGTATCCCGATTCAATCAGCTTGAGCCGTTCCTGCCCTTCAGCAAAGAGACCTGGCGCAAGCTGGTCCAAGCCAAGAAAGCACCTCAGCCAATCAAAATTGGTCTGCGCTGCACGGTGTATCAAAACCCCGAAGTGCACCGCTGGTTATCTGATCCCACAAATTACCGAGCCTGAGGGGTCCTATGCGAGCCCCAAATGGAAAAGCCGTCGCCCTGGCAGGGGTAACGGCTTCGGAAAACTTACTGACACCGAACTATAGCGAGAATGCACACGCAGCGCAAGAAATAGGCGCCTCGACCGTGGATGCCTGCATGCGGCAAAACATCTTCATCAACGATGAATTTAAAGTGCTCATTCCACCGCTCCAGCCCAATGAATGCGCGCGGCTCGAGAAAGATATCCTTGCTCGGCAGCCCGTGCATCGTTCCATGCAGTGGTGTCACTGAATGGCGACTGTCACCCAAGTAATCGATCAGATGCTCGGCTGCAAAATGCCGCCACTTCCGGCAGGGCATCCGATCCTAGACGGCAAATACCATCGCTTTGGCCCCCAGAAAAAGGCCTGGTACATTTTGCGTGAGGTCACGCTGGCGTCAGGCAAAAGCGTCATTACTGGCGCGTTCGGGATTTTCCAGGGCGGAAACCGGAATACGGTGCCGGTAACGATGGATACAGAGAATTTTTCGGATGACGATCGCGCGGAGCTCTCGCGCAAACAACGCGACTACGAAGCCAAGGAAGCGGCCGCCAAGCGACGCGGCGCAGAACTTGCTGCCAACCGTGCAACCGATCAATCTGGCAAGGCCAGCGCGACCGTTGGCAGCGCTCATCCGTACTTGACACGCAAACAGATAACGGCGGAGAAAGTCCGAATTGCCAATGACGGGATGTTGCTGGTCCCGATGATTCATTACACGCTGCGCGAATCGCGCCTGGTTGGTCTGCAAAAGATCGATGCCGACGGCAACAAGCGCTACAGCAAGGACATGGACAAGCCCGGCGCAGCCTGTCTGTTAGGCGCGCCTGCCGGCGCACCCATCATCGCAATCGGCGAAGGTTACGCCACCTGCCGCACCGTTCGCATGGCTATGGCAGACGAATTGCCGGTAGCGGTGGCCTTCGACGCAGGAAACCTGCTGGCGGTCGCCAGGGTGCTGCGGCGCGACTTCGAGAATGCGCACCTCGTTTTTCTCGCGGATGACGATTACCAGCTTGAAAGGCGCTTCACAGAGCGCTTGCGCGAAGATTTCAATGTCTCCGCTCCTGTTCCGATCGATGGCGCAACACATGCCGTCCTTTCGGATAAGGGTGACCAGGTACAGGCATCTGCAAACTGGCGGCAGGATCCGCATGGCATCGACTACATTGAGGCCAATGTCAGCTCCGGCCGCCTGATCCGCACATACAAATATGAAAATGCCGGCGTGTCGCGGTGCCACGCTGCCGTGAAAGCCGTGGGGAACGCATCCTTGGTCGTGCCGAAATTCGTGGATCGCGGGGGTAACAAGTGGACCGACTTTAACGATCTGCATGTCGAGGAGTCGCTCGACGTTGTCACCGCTCAGATCAAAGCGGCCCTTGACGCCGCGATGCTCTACAAAATCTCTCCCCTTCCCTCTGGTGCGGATGTTGCGGAGCCAGAGATGCAGTCGCATCGCTTTGACAATATTCCTCTCGATGACTCCCCACCGCCCCCTGGCAGAGATGGTGACGCGCTCGGCCTTTCTTCTGGGGATGAGGGGGAAAGCCGCAAGGGCAAGAAGGAAAGACCCAAAAAGGAATATGGCCCGGAACATTGGGACCAAGTCGACTACGTTTTGAAGAACTTCATCCTTGTCTACGGCGAGGATCTGGTATGGGACGTCTCGCAGCGCATGCTGATGAAAATTTCTTCCATGCGAATCATTGTCCAAAATAACGACGTGATGAGATTCTGGACTGGTGAGCAGCGTCGGTGGGTCTTGAAGAAGAACATTGAATTCGACCCTTCCGAGAGACCCAGTCCGGCGACGAGCGGACCCACTGCCACCGTGAATCTGTTCGGCGGTTGGAAGATGACACCGAAGCAAGGGAAGTTTCTGAAAATTCAAACCTTACTTTTGCATCTGTGTGACGGCGATGAGGACCTGATGCTTTGGGTGCTGCGCTGTCTGGCCTACCCATTGCGGCATCGAGGCGCGAAGATGGAAACGTCGATCATCATGCACGGCGATGAAGGTTCCGGCAAAAATCTCTTCTTCGAAAAAATCATCAAGAAAATTTACGGCGAGTACGGCTACGTGATCGGCAATGCCCAGCTGGAATCCCAGTTCAACGACTGGGCGTCGATGAAGCTGTTCATGGTGGCCGACGAGGTGGTCACGCGTAGCGAACTGAAGCAAATGAAGGGCAAGCTGAAGTATCTGGTGTCCGGCGATTCGATCATCGTCAATCCGAAAGGCTTGCCGGAACACAGTGAAGCGAACCACATCAACTTTGTCTTTCTGTCGAACGAGCTGCAGCCGCTCGCGCTGGACAAGACCGACCGCCGCTACCTGGTGATCTGGACGCCGCCGGCACTGTCGAGGGAATTCTACGTCGAGGTAGCGCAAGAGATCGAAACGGGCGGTATAGCGGCCTTTTACCACTACCTGCTGCATGGGGTGGACATGGGCGATTTTAATGAGCATACGAAGCCCGTCTACAACGACGCCAAGGACAATCTCATCGAGAAGAGCCTGTCGCCTCCTGAGCGCTTCTATCGCGACTGGTCGCGTGGTTTCCTCCCCCTTCCGGTTATAACGTGCGGCGTCAGCCAGCTGTACGACGCGTACCGGGTCTGGTGCGAGAAGTCCGGGGAAGCACGTTATATCTCGCTGACCGTCTTCAGCCCGACTGTCGAACGATACGCGGGGGAGGCCCTGGTCAAAAAGCTGATCAAGTACGAGCTCGGCAGTTCAATCAAGCAACGCCACGTCTTTTTGATCGGCAAGCAGCCGGATGGCAAGTCTTTTGCCGATTGGGCAGCCGAGGCATCGTCGCTCTTCGAGAGCCATTTGAAGGCGTATCGCAGTCGGTCATCGCAAAATTGTGATGAGTAACCCATCACATCAGTTTGAACCCATCACATCGGGAACCCGCATGAAATATAGCGATGTGATGGGTGTGATGGGTGTGACGAGTTTTTTTGGGCTCCATGTGCGCGCGCACGAGTGAAAACGACGGAAAGGAAGCAAGAGCAATGAATTATTTTTATCAGAAAACAGAAATAACCCATCACACCCATCACACCAGTAACAAAGTGAGTAAACACAAGGCTTAGCGGTGTGATGGGTTGTGTGATGGGTGTGATGGGTTGGATAAGAAGTAACTTTCCAGAAGAAGAAATATGAAAAAGACCAATCAGTGTTTTGTTTGCGGCCAGCGGTTCTCGATGTGGCGCAAACGCGCGCCAACAATTTGCAGACCATGCGGCGAACTGGCCGCTGAAATCGCAAAGGTGGCGGGGCCTGAATTTGTTAATGAAAAAAGCATCGTGGCCGCCCGCAATCGGAATCGGCTCATCAAACCAGTTTTAGAGGCGTTCACAGTCAGGCTAATTCCAGCCGCCGCACCATCGCCGGCGCATTCCGGCATCAATGAAAGGAAATCATGAAATTCGAAACGTTTAGTTTTGCCCACTTCTTTGGCATCGGTAGGCCGTCATCTGCGGAGACGACAAGTCAGCGGGCCGAAGTCAAGTCAGGATCGAAATCCGCCAACGTAACCGGCTCGAGCCCGGCAACAAAACCTGCAGCCGCATCTGGCTCGAGCAGTCGGACTCAAAAGCCGACCGCTGCGCCAACATCGGCGACGACTTTCCACCACTTGCTTGACGCATCGCTGAACGCGCGACGCTTCCACCAGGCGCCCATGAGTTCCGCCTCCGGACCAAGGGCGCCTCGGCCGATGACTACCGCAGAAGCGGCAGCGGCCATCATTTCTGCTGGCGAGAAAGCCCGTGGGAGCGCGAGATCCCCGGCGCGCGCGGGAACGGGTCCGCGACATGATGTCGCGCGCGCGCGTCGACCGGGCGGCCGGCGCCGCTGCCGCAATCATCACTGCTGCGGCCAGAGCCCGTGGCGAATCTATTTAACCCAACAGGAGAAGCACATCATGTCGAAAATTTTATTGAAACAAGCCGCTGCCGCTCTCGCAACCGCCAAGGAGGCGCTGGCGCAATTGCAGCAACAGCAGCAACGATGCCAGGACGCGGTGGCAAATGGCGTCGGATACGCCGAACAGATCGAAAACCTCTTCCGCCAGCAGGCCGAGCTCGAAGGTACCGGCTTTCTGACCGATGTGCCGGCCGACACGTCCGCGGTGCGCAGTCAGATCGCAGACCTTCAGGCGCGAACCTCGGTGGCGCGTATGAATGCGCAGGCGGCTGAGGCTGCAACAGGCTTGCTGCTGCCCCGCATAGAGGAGGCGAGAGATAACGTCACTGCCTGCTGGGAAGAATACAACACCACACTCGCTGGCAGCGTGAAGTCGATCTACGATGAAAGCGAAGGCGCATATCACCGGGCGGTGCACGATCTGAAAAGTGCCCTGGCGCGCATGAGTGCGAGCGCTCTCCTGTATGGCAACTTGATTGGAGCGAAAGGGCTTACATCGATCACGGACAGTATGGTCATGTCGCTTTCCGGTAAGGGGACCGGGCTAACGCCATCTGGAGTGGTCGTCAAGACTACAGCAACCGGCCAATATCATCTGGATCTTGATTTGTGGATGGGCCTTGGAAGTATGACCAGCGCGGCATGGGATGGCGTCCGGGCAGACCTGGTTAAGCAAGGAGCTCAGTTCTGATCAATATCAACCAGAAAATGCGCGACTTCATTGGCGCGCACCCGATCGATCAATAGGAGGATTTCGATGTCGAATGATTTCAAAATTACGATTTCTGCTGTGGACCACACTACGGCTATCGTGAAGAAAATAAATGCATCAATGGACAAGATGATGGCGCCGATTACGCAGGCGAAGGCATCTGTCACTGCTTTCAAAAAAGAAGTTTCCGACAATACCGCCGTGAAAAGTCTGTTAAGCGTGAAGAATGCTGCCGGCGACGTAGCAGAGAAAATCGCGTCAATCATGGCGCCGCTGGCGGCGGTGGTCGGCATCGGCTCAATTGCCGGCATTGCGGCGCTCGCCACCGAATGGGGCAGAGTTGGCTTTCAAGTTACCAACGCCGCGAACGCGATCGGAATCTCTGCGGGCCAGTTGCAGTCGTTGCGCGGGGCGGCAGGGATGGCGGGTATATCTGCGGGTGAGCTGGACGGCGCCCTTAAGTCAATCGGCGACACCTGGCAAAACGCGCAGTTCGGCCGCAACCAGGACGCGCTGATGATGATGAACAGACTGGGCATCAGCGTGCACCGCCTGAAAGACGGATCGGTCGATGCCGCGCGCGGCTTGATGGATATTTCAAGAGCGATCCAGGGGAAGAACGTCGAAGTGCAGCGCCTGATCGCCAACTCACTAGGCGCGGGCTCGATGCTGCCGCTGTTGCAAAAGGGGCCGGCTGCGATCGAGGCGTTTCAGAAAAAATATGAATTGCTGGCCGGTGTGATGAGTGGTTCGGCATTGAATGCGGCGTCGCAATTCCAGGAGCAAATGATCCTGTTGCATGGATCGATTGACGGCCTAAAAAATAGGATTGGCGAAAAGCTGATACCGATCTTGTCGCCGTTGATCGGCCAGTTGACCAACTGGATCGCGGCAAACAAGGATTTGATCGCTACCAACGTCGGGGAATTTGTTCGTGAAGTGGGCGATTGGCTGAAAACTGTCGACTTCAAGAAAGTGGCGACCGACATCAAGGATTGCGTCGGCAGCGTCATCGATTTCGTCAACAAGATCGGCGGCTGGAAAGTGGCGCTTATTGGGCTGATCGTGGTCATGAATGGCAGCTTGATTGCCAGTTTATTGAACCTTGGCATTACCTTCGTCACGATTGGCGGCCGACTGACAGCGTTGAGTGCCACCGCAATACCTGCGGCGGTTAAGGCTATAGGAGCGCTGGACGCGGCAGCAGTTATTGGCCAGGGCAGCATGGTCGGATTAACGGCCACAATCGGAGGTCTTATTGGCAAGCTGGGTATGCTTGGCCTCGCATGGGAGGCCGGTAGTCTACTTGGCGAATATGTGGTCAATCCGCTGATAAACAAAACGGTGCAGGCGGTCAGCGGCGACAAGGATGCCACGCTCGGAACAAAAATATACGACTTGACGCATCCTGCGGGCAGTCTAACCGCGAGCGGAAAAATTAAACAACTTCCACTTGGCATCCGGAGCAATAACCCGCTGAACATGATGCCTGGTGGCCGAGAAGCAGTCTATGGCTCGCCTGAAGCCGGCATCGGTGCTGCAGTCGCAAACTTGCGCAAGAATTACGCCGGCCTGACATTGGCAGGGATTGTCAATAAGTGGTCACCGCCCAATGCGGCCGGCAACAGCGCGCTCAAGAATGCTAATTACCTGAGTGGTCTATCGAGAGAAACTGGCGTTGCGTCCGATCAGATGCCTGACCTGAATAATGCCGCGCTGGTTTCGCGCTTGGTGAAGGCGCAGATCAAGCAAGAGAACGGGCAGCAGCCTTACAGCGATAGCCAAGTCAGTGCCGGGGTCGAGAAAGGCATGCAGCAAGAAGTACATGTCAAGGTCACGCTCGCCAATGCGCCGGCCGGCACAACGGCCAGCGCCAAGAATAGCGCCGGCTCGATGATGCCGGTCCGCGTCGCCTATTCAATGCCGACCACGGTGATGCCATAACCGGCTTCAGATTAATGGCGTCATCACGACACTCTCAAAGGACACACTATGAGTAGATTTTATCCAGCTGCCTTCGTCGGAGATTTTCCAGATGCGCGGGCAGCTCTTCGTAGGCTGGGGACAGTAGACGGAGAAGCGGACGCATGCTTGGCGAACATCCGCGTCTGCCGTAAAGAGCCGGTCCTATTGGAAATATTCATGAATGATCCGGCTGATAGGTTGCCAGGCTTGCGCCTCCGGAAGACAGCGGTGGGGCTGATGGAGCGCCCTGATGGATCAATTGGATTGTGGGTTGCCATGATCGGACATTTGAAAAACACGCGCGAGGCTGCTTTTCTTGATGCTCTCGGTGATTTGCTATCTAGCAGCATCAACGACCCGCCAAGGGTCGATGTGTTTGAATTGCCTGGGAACGTAGTCATTAACACTGTGAATTAAATCCGCGCACCTTCGGCCATGTACAAACCGCGCCACTTGGGTGGCGCGCCACCGATCAATTAGAAAGCATTGCCTCTCACACCATGCGGCCAACAACCGAAAACAAGAAAACTTCCCGTCCGGACCTGCTCACAAAGTTAATTCGTGCGGCCATCAAGCGCGCAAAGGCAGCGACGCCTGGCGCGAAGATGGTATGTACGCTTTCTTTTCAAAGAAGGCGCTACCCATTAACAGTTAATCCAGATGGCGAGGTTATTGTTTTTGATAGACGCGGCAACAGGATCGTGACCGTGATTATGGAGAGATAGGATGACATACACATTCAAAGTGCATACGTCTGCACGGATTGACCAGGTCATCGACAACGTGTATGGCAAGTTCGTGCCGTGCAACTTTATTGGTGATTTCAAAGATCCATTTGCCGCCGTTGGAAGTATTGGCATCATCGGACCTGAAGCCGCTCTTTGCCTGACAGGCATTTCCATCGGCAAGGAAAATCCCTTTTTCTTCCCACTCATTTTGGAAGATCCGGATTGTGTCTTATCCGACTTTCCTATTTCATTAACCGCAGGCGTGCTATTGCGCCGGCCATGCGGAACTGTAGGTCTTTGGTTTGCCATGCTGAACCATCTGAGCGACACCCATGATGAGGCCCTATCGCGCGTGATCGAGGATGCGCTATCTGGACTTCTTTTCGGCGGGCCGACAGTGGACGTATTCCAAATTAGCGAGCAGGAAGGGGTAACCCTGCAATGATCGATCTTAAAGTGATATCGAACCTGAATGGCATCACTGCCAGCCTAACAAGATTTGCTACCGACCAGCAGAAAGCCGTTGTACGCGCACTGAACAAAACAGCAGAACAAGCGAGGACGGCCGCATCGCCAGCGGTGCGGTCTGCCGGCTACAACATCAAGGCCAGCGCAATTAAGAAAAGCTTTGCAATCAGCAGGGCGTCAGGCAACAGCCTCGTTGTCGTATTGAAGGCGACTGGTGCACCGATAGGGTTGATCAACTATAGTGCGCGCCAGACAAAGAGCGGCGTCGGCGTTAAGGTCAAGAACGGAAAAACAATACTGAGGCACGCTTTCATCGGGACGATGAGCAACGGTCACATCGGAGTGTTCGAGCGCGTAGGCGCTGCCCAAATCAAGGGGGTTACGCGAGTAGTTGCTGGGCGCCGGCTGCGCGTGAATAAGCCGATCAAGGAATTGTTCGGGCCTTCGATACCGGTCGCCTTAGGTAACGCCGTTGTTGAGAAGGCGATCATGACTCTGATCAAAGAGAAGTTTCCAAAGATTCTCGCGGCCGAATTGAACTTCCTTCTCCTAAAGGGGTGATGCGGGTGCAGTGTGAAAAATCAACGGGTCCCATCTGGAGACTTCCAACTTGCGGGGGCTACGACACGCGAGAATTTTTTAGCCGGTGGATTTTTAACTTAGTAAAATTTACCGTCAATTGGTGAAAAGGTGAAGTGTAATATGAGCGATCAGATCAGGTGGTTGACCAAATCGCAGTTTGCAGCGGAGCAGGGATGGAGCCCAAGCTACATCACCAAACTCAAACAACAAGGGCGGCTTGTCCTAGACGCAAAACAAAAGCAGATCGATGCCGGTGCGACATTGGCATTGCTTGCCAACACTGCCGATCCCGCGAAAGCGCAGCTTCGAAAACATCATGAAGGCACTCGCGTTCAAAAGCATGTCGACAAACATATTGCCCATGACGCAGACCTCGGAGGCGATCCAGCCGGCGCCGCCAGCGATCCAAAGTATTGGGACAGCAAGACCAGGCGCGAAACTGCGCTTGCGCAGTTGGCCGAGATTGAGCTGAGCAAGAAGCGCGGGGAACTGTGCGATCGTGCCAGCGTGGAAGCAACGGCCTTTGCGACAGCGCGCATTTTTCGAGACACTCTCCTCGGCTTGCCCGTGCAACTGGCTCCTGTGTTTGCGTCCATGACGGATGCATTTAACATTGAAGTCAAGCTGCGCGACGCACTCAGACAGGCTTGCTCCGACTTCGCAAAGATGAAGGCAGCCGATTTGAAGAGGGTAATGGAACAATCGTCGGACTGACACCCATTTGGCAGGATCTTGAAAAATTTGGCGCGACAAATGCCCTTCGGGCGGGGGCGGGGGGCAGTGCAGCGGGCATCATGGAACCAGTATGCGGTAAAGGCGGAGGAGGCGTAGCGTCACCACCGGTATGGGGTGTCCCATATCATTTTTGAGGCAATGACATAGAGGTCCTATGAGTCACATGAAACCGGTTATTTTCCTAGATATTGACGGTGTAAATTGCACTAGAAAAGCTGCTGGATGGTCGATAAAAGGCCGGCGACTTGTGAAGCGACTGGTTACGATGCTTGTCCGTAGACCGGCCCGCGCAATTGACGTCGACACAAAGCTCGATACCCTCGCAACGAAAGCCGACCTACATGAGGCGCTCAATTCGCAAATGTGGAAATTGGTAACAGCTCTTTGCGGCTTCGGGGCGGCTCTAATCGCCGCCGTATATTTCGTCGCAAAGCATACGTAATTGGAGGGGAATGCACGGGTACATTTGTTTCCGATGCAGTATGGACGAGAGGGTGCTTATGTGCAAAGGCGAAGTCGGGGACAGCCAAAACGCCCCTCCATTTGATGCGGCTTTCCAAGGGAAAAGCATCTGAAGTCCGCATGGGAACGTCTTATGGATTGGCGTAACGACTTGCTTTTGTGAAAATTTGGCGAGAGAGATTTTCCCCTCGCGCCTATCGATCCATGTGAAGGCGAGTGGTACACTCGAGTAACGTCGAGGGGTTTCGCCCTCGTATCGCGTCGGGAAGGGTTTTGGCTTCCTGTCATGGGGATGCGGCAATGGCACAATTGGGGATCGGTATCTATACGCTGATGGAAGCCGCGCGGTTAATAGGCGGTGACCGGAGAGCTATCGGTCGTTGGTTGTATGGCTACGACTATACTGGCCGTACAGGGGAAAAGCGGGTTCGCCGTCACTCAGACCCTTTATGGCTGCCTCAGTACGATGCGAACGAGTTTGGTGAAAAAGTAATCGGCTTTAGCGACCTACTTGAGTTACGTGTAGTGCGGGAGTTCGTTCGTCGCGGCATCCCTCTGCTGGTGATTCGCCACTGCTTGGAGACAGCTCGCGAAATGTTCGGAGCTGAATATCCATTTACAAGCCGTCGCTTTGTAACCGACGGAGAGACCATTTTTTTGGAGGCAATGCGTGCCGGAGCAGATGAGCTTGAAATGCTCAACCTGCGGTCTCGGCAATACACCTTCCGGGAAATAATCAAGGACTCTCTCTACACCGGGATTGAGTACAACGACGGAATTGCTCGTAGGTGGTATCCGGAACAACGACGGCGTGCTGTAGTGGTTGATCCGGCTCTGCAGTTCGGCCATCCTGTCATAGAGGAGTCTGGCATTCCGACCGCTTCCCTTTATGCAAGCTACTTGGCAGAAGACAAGAACCGAGCGGTTGTTGCGCGACTTTTTGAGATCGCACCGAGACAGGTCGAGGCCGCAGTGCGGTTTGAAGAAAAACTTCGGCAAGCCGCTTGAAATTCGTATTCGACAATAACTTACCGCCCTGCTTGGCAAGGGGGGTGGCCGAGCTTTCGAAATTTGATCCGAAGGTGAATAAAGTGATTCACCTTCGAGACATGTTTGCCGCAAATACACCCGATTTAGTCTGGTTGAATGCCCTTGTAACTGAGGGCAGCTGGATTGTGGTTTCAATTGATCGATTCAAAAAATCGTCGGCCGAGCGTGAAATGCTTCGCCAGCAAGGTCTAACGGTCTTTGTTCTCGATCCGCAGTGGAGTAAGCCGTACTGGGTTCAGTCGGCTCAACTTGTACAGTGGTGGCCAAACATAATGAACGTAGCGAAACTAACGTCAAAGACAGCATTGCGCGTGCCCTGGCGCTACACTAGTAAAAGTACCTTCGAACAGATCCGCGTGTGAGATGTCAATCTTACGGGTCAATTTAGATTTAGTTTGAGCTTCGGACCCTCGCGAGGCAATATCACCGGGCGACGGGCCAGTCATACGCCCCAGAAAACCTTGACAGATGCCGCTTTTAGTACACAGGTAAGTACACATATTTACGTCAATGCCGTGAAATCGTTACTGGTATTGCCTCTCCTGCGCATCACTAGCTTCTGTATCGAAATAAATGGTCGCCAAACGACGACCAACTTTGCCAATAAACCCCGCCAAAACCCAGATAAATCAAGGCCTTCAGTGCTATGGTTGGCGCTATCTTATGCAGGACGATAATTTTGTTTCCGCCCCTTGTCTTCGGTGGTCGCCCGACTGTTTTTCCTTGCGCCTTCGCCTTAGCTAATCTGGATTGAGTACCCGCCGCCAATAGCTCGCGCGAAGCACGATCCTGAACTGGTATCGCAGCGATGCTTGAACTTTGCCGCCCCCTCATCCACAAACCAGTAATTGATGCGGAAGCCAGTCCGCTCGTCCTCAATCCGCTGATTCTCAACTGTCTGGTCTTTGGCGCGACAACCCTTGTGCTTTATCAAAAACATAACGAATGTCTATCCTATACTGCCGTTGTGATTGGGCTATTTGGGACTTTTCGGCGGTACAAAACCAAGTAGGAGGCGCCATGTCTGAGCCGAAGCACCCGACAAAGCAGCCGACAAAGCAGGATGTCTGCGGCTGGATAAATCATGAAGTGGCCGAGCGCAGACTGCCCCCAGATCTAAAGCAGGTACGGCGTGAGCTTGGATGGGATTTGCTGCAACAGGATAGTCAATACCGGCGAGAGCGAAATGATTGACCTCCCGCACACGCACAACGCCGTCGAAAGCCTGGCAACAGCCTTAGCCACGAATAACCCGCAGCATCGCGCGATCTATCTTGAGTCGCTCCGGGCCATCGTCCGCATGGCGCTGGTAGAGAGCGCCTCCGCGCCGATCATTGCGACGCAGCAGGACATGCTGACGGTAGACGCGATTCTGACACAGAGCAAGATCGTATAAGGCTGAGTCATGACACTGAGGCTATCGTATTCGCTGACGCGTCTGCAACCACCTCTATGGCCCTCGCGTGGGCCACAGCAATGGCCGCAGTGGAGGTTGTTTGCCGTGTCCATCGTGAGGATAGGAGTGTGCCCTCCATCTCAAGGCCTGCGTTTGTGGATATGCACGCGGGGCGGGGCGGTTTCTCTCGAGGCTATTTTGTATCGCCGATCGTTTTGAGCATAGCAAGAACAGAGTTACTTGGTGACGTGAGGCCGACTTGCCGGCATCTAGCCATTGGGCAACGGTTAGCTTGGCAGTGGCGAACCCTTAGTGGACACCGCTGCCATGCAACCGGAGGGAGGAAGGACGGAAGGAAGTATGTAAGTTAGCCCTCCGAGCGAGGGGCATGGGAATCTAGATTCCAGAGCTCTCCCGCATGGCCTGACCGCTTCAGCGATGGTCTAATAGCGGTTGTCGCCCCCCCTGTATTCGTTGCCGCCTCGGTCGCCTTGATGGTCTTTGCCATCCTTGTCGCGGCGGTGGTCATCCCGGTTGTCATCGTCGCGGCGGTCATTCCGGTCGCCGCGGTCATGACTATAGCCTCCATCTCCGCCGCCATATGGCGCCGCGACTACGCAACCGCCGAGTAACACGGACAACACGGCCAGCGCAAACAAAATCGAGAGACGTTTCATGGCAGGCTCCGCAACAATCGACGATATAGCTTTCGACAGTAAAGTCTCCTTGCAGTTCACGGTGCATTCAACACCGCGTAGTCCGTCGTGTTGGTCCAGGATTAAAGAGATCCTGACCAAATCGGCCCGTGGATAACTAGGGTCACTTTCGGCTTTTAGTACACAGGGGGAGTACACAGAATACAGGTCATGCTCATAGAGCCACGCCAGCACTACGTTTCCAGCCGATCATCATTTTCCGGGCGTTGCGCGAAACACAGCGGGAAAGAAGCCTGGTGGCGAACTGTCGAGAAGTTTTCATTTCGATCCGCCGGCTTTTTCGCAATCGGCTGCGGAATGTCAAAGCAATCACGATACCGCCTTGTTAAGATTTGTACCTGCCTCCACAGAAGAGCAGAATCTAGCGCCCTAGAAACGCGCTACTACCGGCGCCGGCGGTCGGGAAATATACCGGCACCAATTCAACGTAAAAGGCCCGCATCGGTTCCGATGCGGGCCTTTTAACGTCTTGCCGTTGCGCGACTTCAACGGCTGCGGCGGTCACCGTTCCAGCGGCCGTCCCGATGATGTCCACGGTGGTGCCAGTGGCGCCCTTCGTCGTGAATGCCGAACCCGAATTCCAGCGTCGGGCCGCCGTAGATCGGCGTTCCATAAGCGGGCGCCACTCCATACCCATACATATCCGGGCCATACGGTCCGTACGGATACGAGCCGTATGCCGGGTATGCCGAATAGGCGGGATAGCCTGCGTCGTAAGGAACCACCGCGCATCCGGTCAGCAAGGCCACGAAAAATAGCGAAACGATTGGGCGGCTCGCCGCGCCTCTGGTAATAGTGTTCATATTGATTAGAGTGGGCCAGAACGCAGATGTTCTCGCCTTTCTCGCTTTGGCCGGCACTGTTTGGTATCCAGATGTAACCAGCCGATCGGTTCTACTGCGCACCCGTGTCCCAGCGTGCGTTATCGCACAGAACACAAGCAACCTTCATCGCATAATGCATGTGTTCGATCGCTCTCCAACGCGGAGAGAGATCGAGACCGCAAGCTTGTCCATAACAGGTTAATCAAAAGAAATAGCTTGCGCGTAGCGGAATGGGTGTCATGCCCAAACTGCGCCCTGTTACTACCGGGGCTGGCGGTCGGGAAACATACCAGCACCAAATTTTTTCCAGCGGCAACTGGTACGCTGGATTGCGCCCCGCCGTGGGGAGCGCGCTTGGGCGACACGCTCTCACACCGACCGGGCGCAAGGCGATAGATGTCAAAGTTGACAGGATGGCGCCGCACGGGATTTCACACATAATGCAAATGCTCGTTGTCTCTTCCGCTTCCCCATGGCGGTAGATTTAGCCCGCGCATCGCAAGATGCGCGGGTATTTTATTTGCGCGTCAATCCGCTCGTTTCCATCCGATCAAATCCTGTTGTTCCCCGCGATCGATGACTGCGCCGGTTGGTGCCGTCCCGATCACCACATCGGACGAATCCACATACGCGGGGTGCCAGCGTCGTACAGCTCGCGCGGATTGATCGGCTTGCAGAGGTGATCGTTCATGCCGGCCGCCAGGCGATCCGCTTCCATCCCATGCGCGGTCATCGCGATGATTGGCAACACGCTGAAACGCTGGTCGGCGCGGATCCGCCGCGTCACTTCATGGCCGTCCATTTCCGGCATCCGCACATCCATCAACACCAGGCCGTAGTACGCCGGGTCGGCCGCCAATAGCCGTTCGAGCGCGAGGCGGCCATTGGCGGCGACGTCGGTCACGATACCGGCCGCCTGCGTCAGTTCGAGCGCGATTTGCTGATTGATCATATCGTCTTCCACCAGCAGCACGCGCAACGCGCGAAAGCGCGGCACGGCGATGCGCGTGCCTGGCTGGGCACCCGCGCACTCGGCGCAACCATGCCGATCACGGTCTCGATCAGCGCCGCCGGCAGCAGCGGCTTGCTCAACACGGCGGCGGCGACTTCAGCGCGCGATCCTGTTGCACCGCCTCGACCAGCGCCATGCCGTCGAAGTCGGGCATCTGCCAGTCGCAGACGACGATCGCATAAGGGCGCTGCGTGCCGCCGCGCTATCGATTACTTCGTCGTGAATGACCAGTTGCGCGTCGCCGCGACGCCATCCACGGTGCCGCTGAACGCGACGTCGTAGACGGTACCCGAGGCCAGCACGGCGAGCGGAATAATGGCGGCCGCGCTGTTGCCGCCTTCCGGTGTCAGCGGCTGCGTCGCCAGCGGCGTGCCGCCGCGCGGCTGCACGGTAAACGTCGTTACCGTGACGGTACTGGTGATATCGGCGTGCACGCTGATCGGAAAACCGACCTTGTCGGCGGTCGGCACCGGGTCCGGAGACTCGCTGTCGCTGGAAAAAGTGGCCGGAATATCGGTCTGGCCGGGAACCGGGTACACCACGTAGTGGCCCTTGCCGAGGCCGCTAGTCAAGCCGTTCGCGGTGAAATCGGTGGTGAAGTAGGTGGCGCCGCTGGCCGAAGTCGCCGCGCCGGCGCCGGCATCCGTGAACACCGGCTCGAAGATGACGAAGCGGTGAAAAATCGCCGTAATCAAATCGTTCGCCGCGTTGACGCCGGAGGTGTCGCCCGTTTTGGCGATGACTTCGCCATACGCGAAGTTCGGCGCGAATTGGTAGCCGGCCCGCGATAAACGATTGGTGACGTCTGACGGGTTCTCCTTTGGCGGCCCGACGTTTACGCCGGTAAATCCGGGATTGCCGACGGTCTGAGTATGCGTGATGGTGTCGTTCAATGCCTGATAGTTGGAATGGCCTTGCGCCGCCGTGTCCACAAACGCGTTGCGCGACAGCATCGACAGGCCGACCTGCTGGCGCCGCAAGTTGAACTGGTTGAACCCGTCGGTCGCTTGTTGCGCGAGAAATGCTTGCGTGGGCGGCGGCGCTGCCGCCGTGCTCGAAGAACCGCCGCCACCACCGCAGGCCGCCAGCAATGAAGATGTCAATAGCAGAGGAACCAGATAGCGTGCGC